ACTCGCTTCCCGCCCTGTCGTAGAGCGTCGCGATGTTCGATGACCAGTTCTCGGTGGCCCTCCGGTTCTCTGAAAGCGTCTCGATCATGTCGTCTAGCGACGCCTCCGATGCGTCCTCGATCTTCTCGAAGGCGTTGGCCGTCCTGTCCTGCACGTCCTCGATGGAGCTTGCCAGATCGGACGCCGACACGCCCGTGTCCTCAAGCTTGTATGCCAGTTGCTCGGCGCTTATACCGCTGACTTCCATCGCCCGCGCGAAGGCCGAGGATTTCTCCATGGCCTCGCCGATCTCCTTCAGGATGCCCTCGTTCGCCTCGCGCAGAACTTGGGCTGACCCTGCGGCACCGTCCATGGCCTCGGCGTTGTCGGCGTTGGCCTGTGCGGCATCTCCCGTCGCCTGGGCATTCTCCTGCACCGCAGACGATGAGTCGGTCATCATCTGGTAGAGGCGGTCTTCCGTCGCTCTCGCCGCCTCCGTAGCCTCAGACTGCGCATCTCGCTGGTCTTTCAACTCGTTCGCCGATGCCGCCGCGAAGTCCTCAAAAACTCGCACGTCCCCTAGTTGGAGCGTGTAACCCTCGTCGATGCCCTGAAGCTTCTCGGTTATGGCCGCAAGTTCTTCTTCCTGCTTTATGCGGTTCTGCACGGCCTGCTGGTAAGCCTCTTGGTACGCCTGGGCCTCTGCGTTCCTCTTCCATGCCTCGGAGTTCTTCTTGAGTTCGTCCGTCGATACGTTGAGCTGACCGTTCACTGCGTCCACGATCTCGTATGTCGTCCCGCACGTGTCGTTCAGTCCGTCAACTGCGGCATTAAGCTCGCCCTGCTCTTTCGCGGTTAGGTTCGATTTCCCTGCAAGTCGCTCGATGGTCGATGTGTAGGTATCGACCAGCGAGTTGCTGGCCTTGACATCGGAGAATGCGTCCCCAATGGAGTCAGCGAGGTCTGCCTGTGCCTTGATCGCGTCGCGCGACGACTGCACGATCTCCGATGCGCTGCGCTCGTAATCGTCGGCTACCTGCTGTATTCCCACTGAAGACTCCCCTATGCGGTTCAGAGCGCCGCTCAGACCGTCGGTGGCAGTCTCCAACGTCTCGGCATTCTCCGCGGCTTTTCGGAAGCTGTCGGCTATGCTCATTACTGCTGAGATTATCGCGACCGGTGCCATGGTTCTGATTGCCTTGCCCGCAACCTCTGCGGCCCTCCCCATTATCTCCGTCGCCGCCGCCGACGCCCTTTGGGCAACCGCGTGGGCCTTTACCGCAACGGTCGAGTTGGAGATGGTCGCGCGGAGCTTGCTCTGAGTCGTCTGATACTGACCAGTGGCGGCGTTGAAACGCTGGTACGCCACTGTTCCATCGGTCTTGATGACTCGGAAGTACCTCGTGAACTCGGTCGTGTTCAGCGCAGCCGTCTTTGCCGCCAGCTTTTGGGCTGCGGTAACGATGTCCCAGTTCCTGCGGTAGGCCACGAGCGCCACGCCTACGGTCGCGATGACGGGTGCCAACTTGTCGAAGTTCTGCACCATCATCGTCAGGCCGGGGACTACTACGTTGGTCGCGAACTGCGTAGCGTCGCGCAAAGGCTCCTTCAAGTTGTCGTATATCTTGAGCTGAAGCTCCTCAAGGGCAGACTCGAACTCCTTTATGTCGCCCGTGAGGTTGTCCGTCATAACGTCGGCCATCGTCTCGGCTGCGCCGCTGGAGTTGTAAAGCTCGTCGCGGAAAGATGCCATCTCGTCGGCCCCGGCATTGAGCATGAGGTTGAGGCCCTTTATCGAGTCCGCCGTGAACGTGGCCATGAGCGCTGCGGCCTTTTCCTGCTCGCCCATGCCCTCGGTAGCCGCCGCCACGTCGCCCAATATGGCGGTGAAGTCGCGGTAGTTGCCCTGGGAGTCCGCGATTGCCACGGTCTGATCTCCGATGGCGATTGCCCCGTCGCTTGCCTTTGCGGTCATATCGCGAAGCACTGCGGCGAGTGCCGTGCCAGCCTCGGAACCCTTCAAGCCCTGGTTTGCCATCATAGAGATAGCCGCAGAGGTTGTCTCCACGTCCATTCCAGCCGCATGTGCGTTCGCCGCGACGTTCTTAAACGCCATACCGAGGCCGTCCACGGTTGTGTTGGCGTTGGCCTGGGCATAGGCCAGGACATCGACCATGCGCGTGGTCTCGTCGGCCTCCATGCCGAACGCCGACAGGTAGTCCGTCACGAGGTCTGATGCCGCCGCCAAGTCCATCTGGCCAGCCTGGGCGAGCGACAGCACGCCCGGAAGCCCCTCCATGGACTCGTTTGCGTCCCAACCCGCCAGCGCCATGTACCCCAGAGCGTCAGCCGCCTCCGACGCGCTGAACGTGGTGCTCGCGCCCATCTCGCGCGCCTTGGCCTCCAACGCGTCCAGCTCGTCGCCCGTCGCGCCCGACAGAGCGGCAACGTTGCTCATTGAGTACTCGAACTTCTGGCCCGTCTCAACGATCTGGCGGGCCATCTCCGCCATGGAGAACCCGGCCACTATTCCGCCGATGGCCGCGAACGCCACCGAGAACTTTCCCTTGAGCTTGTCCAGAAGCCCGCCAGACTTCTCGGTGCCCTCCTTAACGCCAGACTCGATTCCCTTGCCAGCCTTAGCGCCGACCTGCTGGGCCTCGGCCTGGATTCCCTCGTCCTTCAGGCCTACGCCGATCTCTACCTTTCCGTCGCTCATTCACCGCCTCCGTTCGTCTCGCTCCACATCATCTCGGCGATCTTGCGGGCCTCCTCCATGGCCCTCTCCTCGCCGTAGTCCGGGAGCCTCCACGCCTCCCGCTGCTCCGCTTTCGCAGTCTCGTACCTCTTCGAGCTTTTGCGCCATGTCCTGTGCTCGATTATCTGCGCCATCTTTGACTCCTCGGGAAGCCCGTTGAAAAGCGCCTTGAAGACGTGCCAGTGCATGTAATCGACCTCGGTCAGGTTGATGCCGTAAGCGGCCATGAAGCTCGCCACGATGTACTCGCCGTCGAGAACGAAGTCGAACGCCCGCTCGCACGATCCGCCCGTGGCCCTCGGTGTCGCGTTCGGACTCGCCAGGAATTCGAGCGCGGGACGTATCCACTCGCGGTCGGTGAGCGGGGGGCGCTTGCGCTCGAAGATATCGAAGATCGCGATGCCCTCCCGCTCGTATGCGTCCTGGAACTTTATCCACGTCCTGAAATCCGTGTCGAGCTTGTAGGCTCTCCCGCCCGATTCCAGCGAGTCGGGGAGCCATCGCTCGCGCAGGTCGATCATCTTCACTCCTAACCGAAAAAAGGCCGTGGCGAACCAGCCACGGCCCCGTGCTCTTGCATCCGCAGGCTCTTACTCGCTTACCTTTGTGCTCCTGGGAGCGGAGAACGCCGCCTCCTGAGCCTTCGGCGTGAAGGTCACGGCCCCGTCGGTCACCGCCACGGTGCCGCGCTCGAAGCCGCCGTTGAGCTTCAGGGTGAAAGTAAGCTTGCCGTCCACCGTGTTGAGGTCGGTAGGCGATACGATGGCCTTCTTCCAAATCGTGCCCTCGGTGGCCTCGCCCGTGGTCATGTCGGGGGTGCGCAGAAGCACGGGCACCTCCGCATCGCCGCCCGTCGGCATCGCCATGCAGAACGGGTACATGATCGCGAAGAGCGGGTTGGTGTTGTCCAGGATGATCTCCTGGGGAAGCTCGGGCTGGTAGCTCTTTACGTAGGTGGTGTCGTTGGCCTCGTCGATGTAGCCCGAAGTCTCCTCCTGGGGATTGAACGCCAGGGCGAAGATGGTCGATTTGTCGATCTGCGTCCAGGCGTAGCCCTCGCCCTCCACAGTCTCGCCGATTGCCCTCTTCATGGTGTTCGCGTCCACGTAGGGCACGAACAGGTTGCGCGTGAGATTGGCCATAATGGCTCCTTTCGTGTTACTTACTCTATATAAGTTATTACCGCTTGGATGGCGTACTCCGCCAGCCCGTCATCCTGGTACACGGCATTGATGCTCGGCTGGCCCTGCGCCGACTCGATGCCGACGATTGACGCATCGGGCCAACTCGGCACGTTGCCGGGATACTGCGAGTTAACCCAGTCGAGCCAAGACGACGCCAGCCGCTCGGCATCGGCGTTGACGGGGTCGTAGCCGTCGCTCCACGCCGTGACAACCTTGAGGAAAAACGAGTACCGCCTCTTCGCGGTGCCGTCGTTGTACTCTTCGAGCGGCGAATCGGTGTAGCTCGTCGCAAGCGTGGCCTCCCCGTCCTCGGCGATGAGGGCGTTAAGCTTCAGGTACCCGTCAAGCTCGGGCCATCCCTTGGCCCACTCCATAACGGCGTCGGTCTTTCCCGCCATGTCCGCCATGTCACATCATCCTAACGAAATCGGTAACGTCCCTCGCGAGCTGTGCCTTGTCTATGTACCGCTCCCAGTGGCTCATTGTTCCCGGTGTCGGGTGGTACAGCCTCCCGCCGCCCTTCGCGACCCCCTCCCACTGGTAATGGGCATAGGGGGCCGTGTAGGTCACGAGGAACGGAGAGACGATGGCAGATGCCCGCAGCTGGCCGTCCCTGAACGGCACGAAGCGCTCCATTAGCCTCCGCGCGTCCTCGGCGGCGAACTGCCCGACCCTTCGGTTTGCGCAGATGCGCCGCACCTTCCGAGGGATGCCCGAGACATCCACCCTCACCGTCGCCGTAACGCCCATCAGCCCTCCACGTAGTACACCTCGGCGAACCGCAGCGCCCCATCGGTGCCGTGGTCGAACCCGGCCCCCTTGGTCGCGTCTCGGAACGCCTGGACTTGGAACGCGTCCGGCTCGTACAGCTTCACGATCTCGCGGATGTTGCTCGCCGTGATCTGCTCCGGCACCTCGCCGAGGATGATGTAGTCTCCCGTGCGGACGGTGAAGGCCGTCTCGCGGACATCGGACTTCCTCCACTCCCGGTACGGCATGTAGTTCTCCGATTCGGGAATCTGCACTTGGTGGGTGGTTCCGACAGCCACCGTGCCGTCGCCCTGAACCTGCCGCGTGGCCCTCACAGACCACATGCAGTGCGGGATGACGGTCGTGTAGTACATGTCCTGCTTCAGCGCCGCATCACGAGCGTCGAGCTTGTTGACGATAGTGATGGTGTCATCGTAGATGGCCCCGAGGTCAGCTCGCATAGCCGTTGCCCCCCTCGTACGCCACCGCCGCGCTTGTCCACTCAATGGGCAGCAGGTCGGCCATCCAGCCGACGGAGCGGCGGAGCTTCTGCTCCACCGTCTCCGACACGTCGAAGCTGTAGGAATCGATGCCGTTTGAAAAGCTGGTCACAAGCCCTCCCTTTGACGGTTTTGCGCCCTCGATGATAGGCGGCAGCGCCTCAACGATGGCGCAGTAGAGCGCCACGACGGTGGCGGGCAGATCCTCGCCGTTGCTCACGGCGCGGCCCACCCGCTCCAACGTCCAGTGGTCGATCACCAGGTCGGCCATGGGGGCGAGGCGCTTGTACTCGTCCTCGGTCAGATCGGCCATGCCGTGCTCGGTGAAAACGTCATACGGTACGTACATCTCGCCCCCTCCCTGCTACTTCGAGGCCGTCTTCGCTGCGGCAGCGGCCGCAGCGGCGCCCTCGGGAATCGAGGACGCGTCGCGCAGCACCACGAAGCCGTTGTGGTCGATCACTCGCCATCCGTACACGCACTCGGTGCGGAACGCCACCTGGTTGTAGCGCTTCAGGTCGCCCAAGCCGTCGGGGTCGCCGTGCTCGATCATCTCGATCTCGAAGTCGCGGGCGAATCCCCACTTCACGAGGTTCCAGTTGCCGAGGATGGCCTTGATGCCCGTCGGTGCGGGGGCCAGTCGGCGGGCCGCTACCGAGCCGGAGGTGACGGAGGTGATGCCGTCCACGTTGCCGGGGTTGAGGTCGAGGCCGATCTCGGGGAACTGGCGCATTCCCGTGTTCGGAACGCGCACCTTTCGGAGCGCGGAGGCGTACATGCGGTCGAGCGCGATGCCAGTCACGTCGTAGTTCTCGATGATGCCGTCCGCCAAGTTGTCGAAGTCGGCCACGGGGTCGTCTGTAGCCGCAACCTGCTTCGCCTGCCACACGATGGATTCAGCCTTGAAAGCGTCGATGTAGGTGCGAGTGAGCGGGTTGATGGCGTGCCCAAGGCCGTAGTCCAAGCCGCGCGCCTTGGCCTCGGCCATCTTCCCGGCCAGGGCGGTGAGAATCTGGAGCTGGTTGTCCTCGTCAGCCCAGGTGACCTCGTCGCTCATGCGCACGGTAACCTGGAACTTGTGGAGCTTGCCCTCCTTCGGCTCCATGCCGAAGGTGGAGGAGGACTTCGCCTCGCCCTCGCCCACGAACTCGCCCTCGGGATCTTCAGTCCAGGTCACGTACTCCTTGTTCCCGAACGTCTCAGGCTCGGACGGCACCAGGGCCGCGATAAAGGACTTCTCCTTGATTTTCTGGGTCATCTCGTTCACGATTTCGACCGGCATCGTGATCTTGCCGAGCTTGACCGCCTCAGTTGCTTTTGCCATGTTTTCTCCTAACGCTTGCCGCCGAACAGCTGGGCCGCGAATGCTCGCTTCGCCACCTCGCCGTCGGGCTTCTTTGTCGATACGTCGTTCGCTCCGGGCATCCTCTTCGGGTCTTGCTGAGGGTTGCGCCACACGCCGTCAACGTCCCTCGTGACGGCCTCGATGGCGTCCTTCGCGCCCGTCCCGACGCTCTGGCACTGCTGGTAGGCCTTCTCGAAAACGGTGTCGCGCATGAGGTCGTTCGCGAACTCCAGATCACCAAGCGCGGCGTCGAAGAGCGCTCGGAAGCTTTCGCGCCTCTCAGCCTCTTCCTGCGCCGCCTTTCGGTCGGCCTCGGCCTTCTCGTACTCCGCAACCTTGTCGCGCAGCTGCTGCAACTGCTCGCCGTCGCCCTCAAGGGCCTTGACCTGATCGGAAAGCTCTCCGTTGGCCCTCTCAAGCTCCTTGATGCGGTCGGCCTTCTGCTGCGCCTCCGCGATGGTGCGGTAGTTCTCGCCCACGGCCTTTTCGATGGCCTTTGCTGTGGCCTCGTCCAGCTCGTGCTCCGCCAGAATCGCCTTGATGTCCTTCACGTGATCTCCTAACGTGTCTTTTAGCCGCCCGTCGGCGGCGGTGGATGACCTCGGCGATGAAGCCCGCCGACTGCTGGCGCGTAGTGTAGCAGACCGTCGAATTATAAAAAAACAGCCGCCCTCGATGGGCGGCTGCTGCCTGTCTCTCTATTCGGTTGTCTCTATTCCCTGACGTATGCCTTTCCGTTGTGCACGTCCACGAGTGCCGTCTTCGTGGCACCGTCCCAACCGTATCCGATGAGCGTGAGCACCGAACCCCCGCTCAGTATCGCCTCCATCCCCTGGTCTGCCCCGAGCATCTTCTGCAACCTCCTTAGGTCTGCTGCGATCTCCAACAGCTCGGGGGCCTTGTCTCTCAGGTTCATATAATCACATCCCGCAGAAAATGCCGTCATTGCCAGAAATCTCCTCGATCAATGCCCTGTTGAGGCTGTAAAGGCTTCCAACGCTCGCCTTCCAGCACTTGCGATCCCTGTCCCAGTGGAAGTCGGTGCTGCGGAGTTCCTTCTTCAGGAAGTCCTTGTGCCTGAAAGTGTCGCCGCTGAATACAACGTCCCCGCCGTCGATGGCGATTTCGACCTGGCCGTCGGCAACTGATTTTTTGATCGCGTTGAGGCTGTCGTGGTATCCCATTTTGGTTCCTTTCCCTTCGGTGCGACCCTATTATACAACAATGTTTCACAGTTGGAAACTACTTTCCTGAAAAAATTCCCCGGCGCAGGGGTAACGCCGGGGACACCGTAAGGAAAGGCAATGAGGAAGGAACTGCCTCTCGCTCTGAATTATAACCTATCGCGTGTCAGACGTAAAGCCTCGTCCTCTCGTCGCGGCGCGTCAGCCCAGCCTGTCGGCTCATCGAGCGGTAGTAGGCGGTGTAATCGTCCGCCCTTCTGCTCGCGGCCATCGCCTCAATCTTGCGCCCCTCCTTTTCGAGCAGGTAGGCATCGGCCCTGCTGCGCCTGATCTCCCGCTCTATGCCGCGCTGGTACTGGGTCGCGTCGTATCTGCTCATCTCCATGGCCCTGCCGCCTACGCCCTTAAATCTCACCGTCTCGTTGCTCTGCGCGTTCATGGCCTTGATCTCCTCGGCGCTGTACGACGGCTTCCCTACTGCCAATATGACGGGGGACACGGTGTGGCGGCAATTGGCGCCCGTGACGAGCGGACGGCCCAGTGTGCCCTCGATCTCTCGCCACCGCTCCAACCCGTACCTCTGCCCCTGGTACGGCTGATGGTCTGGGGCGCACTGGTAATGGGCAGACACCTCCACGCCGTCGTAGCCAAAAGCCTTTGCGTGCTCGAACCTCTGGGCGGTCATCACGGTGCGGTACCCGTCCATGACGTTGGTTCTGACGGACGCGTAAAGCTCGCGCGTGTAGCCGGACTCGTAGCGGACTCTCAGGCCGTCCCTGGCGAGTTCCCCAGCCGTCCTCGATATCTCGGTCTGGTAAGCTGCCTCTCCGGCCCTCATCGCCGCCACGGCGCGGCTCACGGCCTCTCGGTATCCCTCGCGCAGGGGGACTACGTTGCCGTGCCTGTCCATTATACCCATGACGGATGTTCGACATAGCGAGTCGGTGCGATTCGTTAGGTCTTTGCGGCCCTCAACGATCACGGCCGATGCCTCGGCGCTCTCTGCCGCCCCGCTCGCCCTGTAGTAGGCGCTGGCCCACTCGTAGTTGGCTTTGTCCAGCGCATCGAGCGCCTTTGCGATTGCCTGATCGATCAGCTGCCGCCCGCGCTTCACGGCGGCCTCGATGGAGATGAAATCAGACAGCTCCCATGCGTCAACGTCCATCGAAGCGGCCTTGCCGATCTTCCCCAGGCGCTCCGCGATGACGGCAAGAACGCCCATCTGCGCGGCCACTGCGGCCTTGTCGATGAGGTTCTCGGCCTCCTCGTCTACATCGGCCATTATTCGACCTCAAGCACGTTCAGTTCGGCAGATGCGCCCTTCGCCGCCTTGATCTCGTCCACCCTGCGGCGGGCCTCCTCTGGGCTTTCGTCCGTGACGAACATGCGGTAGTCCACCGCGTCCATGGCCCCGACGTTGATTCCGGCGATGATGGCGTTCTGACGATCTGCGAACGTCTCCACGTACTCGTTAGACCAGTCGAAGGTGACCTCGTAGGTACCTATGGGGGTGATGCCGTACCAGTTCGCCAGAACGTCCCAGGCGTAGACGAGATCGGTGATGCACTGCTCGGCGTAGCCCCTGGCCGTGTCAACGAATCCCATCGTCTTCTGCTGGCTCTTGCGAACGTTGTCCACGTTCTGGTAGTTCATGTCGTTCGGGGTGCTGATGATACCGGATGACACGCCCACGGCCCGCTCGACGAGCTTCTCCTGCTTGTCGATGGCCTCAAGATAGGCCAGATAGCGGATGTCGGGTGCCCACTCCTCGATCTTCGGATCGCCCGCAGAGTCGGCAAGGGCCATGAAAAGACGCTCCTTGCCCTTCGGCATCCTGAGAACCTGGTTGCCGTTCTCCCAATCCTTCACGAAAAGGCGCTTCGAGGCCATGATGGCCTTCTCGCTCATGTCGAACTCGTTGTGCATCTGGTCGAGCAGGTATCGAATCTCGCGTATAGGCTCCGACGCGCCGAAGCAGATCGGAGCGCCCTTGACCGCGTTCAGGTCGGCGGGGTCGATCACGTGCGACCTCATGCGGCCTATCAGCAGCTTGTCCACGTTGGGGATGTACCAATCCTCGTCGTAGCGCTCGGCCCAGTGCGGGAACTGCGACAGCGGCAGGATCGATCCGTTGCGGCTTACCATCATGCGGTATCGGTTCGCCATGGCGTCGCCGGAATCGGTGGAGTACGGCACCAGCTCCACCGCCTGCATGAGCGTGTACACCTCTCCAGCCCGCTTCTCCCATCGGTCAACGACATAGGCCATGGCCGTGATCTCGTCGCCGCACGTCCCCAGCACCTCGAACTCGTCCGAACTCACCACGAGGTTCTGGACGTTGCGCCCGTTCCACGACGGAACCACCACGCAATCGCCAGTCAGGAACGCCGCCGCGACTGTAGGGCGCAGCTTGTCCCTCACAACGCGGTCGGCGATGGAATCCAGCCATCTGGCACGCTCGTTCTCACCGCTGATCGGGATGGCGCTGAACATTGTCACCAGGTCGGCCAGCGACTCGCACACCTCCGATTCAACGCTGTAACTTCTCCCCTTGTCCATGTAGTCTCGGAAGCCCTGGCGGTGCTCCCGCCCCTGGATGGTCGCGCCCAGCTTGTCGGCCAGGCGCGAAAGAACGTTGTCGATGATGCCCATCAGCCGCCTTTCGCCGCGCGTTGATCTCAACGGCGATTATACCAGCAACGGGCTACTGGCCCAACAGTTCCATGCAAGCTTCCTTGTGCTGCTCCACCTGATCCCACGTCAAGCCCCAGCTTGGTCACCAGTCATAATGTCGCTGCTCCAAAGCAAATTGATCTCCGTATCTTATGGCATCCTAGGCGTACCCCAAGAGCTCATACTTTAGGACGCTATGCGCTCCGTAGCGAAGTGCGTCTTCGGCGTGGTCCCACTCCTTGATCGGCCTATCATCTGCGGCCTTATCGTCCCATCGGTACATTCCCATCTCCTCGATTAGGCCCTTGCACCGCTCGCTGATCTTTATCTCGCCCTTGCGCAGCATAATGCCCGTTGTGCCGATGCCGTCCAAAACGGCATTGTCCGCGTCTATGGCGCTGAACCGCCCGTGCCGGAATATGGTTTCCTTCATGCTCCCCGCGCTGGGGTCGATAACGATCTCGCTTACGGGCCTGTCGCCCACCAGCTCGGCGAGGTTGGCGTAGTGCTCCTCGTCGGTGAGCCGCTGGCCCCTCTCCCGGCTGTCCCAGTAGTACTCGTCCACCACGTAGGCCCTGCGCGGCGTTACCCTCCACAAGAGTGCGGCGAACGGGTTCACGGTGCCGTAGTCCACGCTGACGAACCAATGCCCCCGACCGTCGCCCACGGCATCGTCGTAGGTGCACGTGAAGTCGCTCTCGGAGTCGAACGGGTACACCAGGCCCTCGGTCTGCCTCCAAAGCCCCAGGATGTAGCGGTCGAAGTTGACAGTCCCGCGATAACCCGCCTCAAGGTCGCGTATGTAGTCATCGGGAAGGAAGGGGTTGTCGTAGAGCGTATAGGTCTGGCAGTAGAGGTCTACACCCTCGCTGTCGATGAACTGCTTCACGAAATGGCGCGGCCCCTCGGGGTTGCACGACGCGTCGCATCGCGAGTAGGGCAGCGACAGGCGGGAGCGGACGAGCTGGAACACGTCGGGGTGGATGTCGCACAGCTCGTCGCAGTATGCGTACTTGATCTCGGATCCGCGAATCTTCTTCAGCGCCCCGATGTTCTCCAACCCAAGGCAGTACGCCGTGTCGCCGAACAGCTTCACGGTCGATCTGCTGTTGATCTCACCGACCGCCATAGCCCCCCAGAGGTCGCGCATCGGGGCGAGCACGTTGCGCTCGATGTTCTCCCGAGTAGCGCCGAAGATCATGTTAAGGCCCTTCAGGCCCCTCCGCTGCATGATGTTGTCCGGGATGAGCAGTTGCACGGCAAGGTGCGACTTGCCCGAGCGCACGGCCCCGCACGCGATGTTCCAACGGCTGTTGGCCTCGCGGATGTACTCTGCCTGCTTAGGCGTCAGGCTGATTTCCACGGTAGGCCGCTTCCTTGATCTTCACCACCACCGACTCGAATCCCTGCACCAGCTGCTCGGTGCTCTCCCGCATGGCCTCTCTCTGCAACTGCACCTCGGGGCGGGCGAACTCCTCCGGGTACTTCCTTTCGAGCCACCACGCCGCAGCCTGCCATGTCTTAGGCTCCATGGCCGCTTTCTGGATCGCGGTGAGCATAGCGGCCTTCGCATCGGCCTCGGCCTTTTTCAGGGCGTTAGACAGGTTAGTTTGGTTCTCCGTCCTCGGATGGTTCACCCACTGCGAGAACGTCTCTCGGCGCACACCTAGATACGCGGCTATGTCCTTGTCGTTCAGGCCGCGCTTCTTCATCTTCACGCAGACGGGGATGTCGTCTTTATGCAGCTTCTCCTTTGCCATGGGCACATTCTAACACGCTCTGACGCTGTCTGACGATGTTTTCGACGCCATACGCACGTTAGCGTACAACGACGCCTTAGAACAGCTTAGGGCAAGCGCATGGCCGTATCTTCTCCTCGAAGGCCCGCACGAACTCCTTCTTCATCTCGAAGCCGTAGGACTCGCGCCCCAGGTTCTCGGCGGCCAGGAGCGTTGTTCCGCTGCCCGCAACGGGGTCGATGACCACGTCGCCCGGGTCGGTGAACACCTCGATGAGCCGTTCCAGCAGCGGCACGGGCTTCTGGGTCGGGTGCACCTTCGGGGTCTTGCCGTCCTTCTGCCAGTCGAAGCAGTTCATGACCATGTGGCGCTTGCCGTCGGGGCCGATGTTGCGGAACTTCGGCAGCTTGTCGCGGTAGAGCACCAGCCCGTACTCGCAGCAACCGACCACCCGCATATTGGCCTTGAGCACCTGGGCGCTGAAGTTCTTGCGGAACACAAGCGGGATGTAGTTCGGGAAGCCGTACTGCGCCGCCTTCTCGATAACGTAGCCCAGCTGCTCGAATGCGCAGAACACGATCATGCACCCGGGCTCGTTCCCCTTTGCCTTGAGTTCGCTAGCCTTGCCCTTCGGCTCCTTCTTAAGCAGGCGGTTGGCGAAGTGGAAGAACTCCATGATGCGGAAGTCGTGGTCTGTGTCGAAGAACTCGCTGTTAGCCTTCTCGCTCTCGCCGTTGGCCCGATCTCCGCCGACGTACCAGCTCGGGTTGCTGCCGTAGGCGTCCTTCCCGATGTTGTAGGGGATGTCGGCGATGACGAGCTGCGCCCTGGGTATCTGGTAACGCTTGAAGTTCTGGAAGTGGTCGTTGATCATCTCCATTACGCCACCAGCTCCCTGCGGTCGGTGTACGTCAGGCGCTCGCTGCCGTACTTGGCGCGGATGTCTCCCATCGTGGAGCGCCCACGGCTCCACCTGGCTCCGTCCTCATTGTGGTGCCAGTGCCACATTCCCTTGTTGCGGCTCCAACGGCACCCGAGGGCCTTGAGCTCGTCCTTATGGGCCATCGTGTCACCTCCAATCCACAGCCACGACCCGCACAGCTCGATGTCCAGGCCGTCGATGACGATCAGCTTGGATACGATCTCGCGGAACTCCTCTGGAGTCTCTGTTGTGGCCTTCGCCTCGTCGTTCTCAGCCGCCTCGTTCTGGCGGCGCTTCAGCAACTCGAACACGCGGTCGTGCTCGGCGTTGATCTCCTGCATGGTAAGGGTATCGCCGCCCATGTCTGGGTGGTTCTCCATAACGAGCGTCTTGTAAGCCGATTTCAACTCGTTCAGATCTCGGCAGTTGTCGAAGTACATTTCCGTTCCTTTCCTCGGTGTGACCTAATAATACCACGACGTTACACTGTAGGCAATATGAAAGTTAAAAATAAATCCCCGATTTCTCGGGGATTTGTCGATGCTGTCATCTTAGTGTTTACGTGTGAGAAAATAGAACACGGGAGTATCGAGCAGTGCGATGGCGAATTTCACGAAGTACTGGCCAACCATAAGCCCGATCAACTCCGTGCCGCCCATTCCGAGGCCGATGCCGAACCCTACTCCGATAAAAATAACAGTGTCGATTATCTGGCTCGTCATGGTGCTTCCATTGTTCCAAATCCAACGGTGCTTGTTGTAACGATCTTCTCCGAGGCGCTTTTTGGCAGACTCCTTGAGCTTATGGAAAATAAAGACATCCCATGTCTGGGAGCAGCAGTAGGCGACAAGGCTACCGAGCGTGAACCATCCGAGGCTGTTCAGTGCGGTATAAACGTCGCTGCCTACGAACCACGGCGCGAAGATGAGCGGGGTTGCTGCGATGAGAACAGTGCATACGATCTGGGCGACAAGGCCACATACAACAGCGTACCCGGCTTCCTTTTTGCCCCAGAGCTGCCCGATGACATCAGTGCAGAGGAAAGTAAGGGCGTATGCCAGAACGGCGGCAGGGGCGAGCAGTTGGATTTCGCCTAGATAGATGTTCGTCAATATCATTCCGTTGCTGCTGATGATGTTCGATGTCAGAAGGGCTGCGGCGAACAGCGTTGTCAGCATCGTGAGATTTTTCTGGGTTTTCCTCATTTTCAGCTCCTTAGTTTTTTAACGTTGGGTTTCGCGTACAACGGTGACATTATAGGTGATCTTTGGCATATTGTTGAAATTTTGCCCATTCCTGGAAGTTTCGGACGGCGACGGCCCGAGAGTCTGCGAGCCTTTGGCCCGGCTTTCTGTCCTGTTTCGTCATTGTCGTTCCCGTGAAGGTGTACACCGATCCGAAGCGATTACCCGATAACCAGGCCGTGCTATCAACGCTGTCGAAATGGTATTTCCTTAAACCGTTGAGGTTTGTGAATCCGAGGCCGTGAATCTTGCATCCGCGCTTATGGGCCTCGTCGATGAACCATGTGAAGAATGGGTACTCTTTCGGCATGATCTCCTTGCTCACGATTCCCCCGATGGCGACGTAGGGGTATTCGTCGCACATATTCAGAAACTCCTGCTTTCCTAATCGCTTGTGCCATACTGGTATTGGCTGTTTTCCAGTCTTTCGTTCGATAGCTTTGCGAATGTCCTTTACTCGGTCATACCCGATCAGTGCGTCAATGTCCAACTCGAAAAACAGGCTCACATTGTTGCGATTGATAAAATCACAGTAACGGTCTATATACTCGTCCCAATCGACATGTTTTCCGCTGCTAAAGAAGGTGAACGCTCCTGAATCTAGCATGAACTTTTCAAAGAGTGGGATAGATTTTTCAACCCACGAATCGCAATAGTAGAAACTTTCAAGTATGAACAACCCCCCCCCGTTGATTATCTGGTCGTACAAACCGCTCTCGCGCCATGGAGCGTTTCCTGCCAGATATAGGTTCATTGAGTTGCCCCCCCCCTCAGAACATAAGGCCGACAACTTGGATTCACTAGATAGATCTCCATCGCCGACCTTCCTGTTAAAAAACGTTGCCATAGGGGCTTGAGGTTACCAAAAGCCCCCCCCAGCGAGGTATATATCCATTAGATCGTGAAAAACATCCCGCAATGAGGGCACTTGACCTCTTTAGGCTCTTGATCCCCATCGCTTCCGTTTTCTCCGACCTCTTCCGCATCCTTGAAAAACGCATCGATGTCAACCCCTGCCGAGAATCCGAACTGCTCCATATCGCAATCCAGCCAATCTATCTGTTCCAAGTTCTCGTTGAGCAAATCCATGTCGAAGAACGAGAGGTCTTGCGTCATGTTATCCGCCTCGCGGGCAGCAGCCGCCTCGTTCTCGGTGAGCCAATCGGCAACCAGCACGGGAACCTGCTCAAGTCCGAGTTGCTTCGCGGCTTCGAGGCGACCGTGGCCCATGACGATAATGCCGTCCTTATCGACTACGATAGGTTGAAGCCAGTCGAAGCGATCTATGCTCGCGTTGATCGCTTTCAGATTCTTCTCGTCATGGACGCGGGAGTTGTTGTGAAACGGCTTCAACCGTCCGATCTCCCATTGCTCTATGTTCATCGTTTCTCCTTTCCAATCAATGCCGAAAACGTGGCCTGTTGATATGTTCTCAGTATATTGCCAAGCATGAATTTCACCCGCTCCAAATCGCCATCGGCTTCAATGACTTTTCTCGTGAGTGATTCGACGGGCATATGATGCCTTCGACATAGCGGAATCAAGTTTTCGGGGCTATTGTCCTGCGTTAGTCTGTTCGGAACTATGTGGTGTATGTTTATCCCGTCCGTTGATCCGCACAATGCGCAATGATTAGCGCCGGAGAAGTACTTTTTCTTAGCAGGTCGAAAGCCGGAATATCCCTTTCTGGGCATCCTCATCGAAGCCCAGTAACATTCCCGACTGCAATATTTTCCAACAGCGTTCGTTTTCAAGATGCTTTTTCGCAAAGTGAACTCTTTCCCACAAAAAGCGCATTTCGATGTTACCTTCTCCGCTTTTATGAACTCGTTCATACATTCTTTGCTGCAAAAGTTATGCTTCCCTCCCTTTATGTTGCCTATGAACCTCTTGAAAGTTCTTCCGCAATTATCGCAGACGATCTCCACTGTGCGCGACTGCGATTCCCTGCATTCTTTGCTGCAATATATCTTCCCTTTTGGGTTCTCGAACGATTTTCCGCAAACAACGCAAACGCTGTACCTCTTGAATCTTCCGAGACATTCGCACGTTTCGTTCTTGCGCGGTTTATTGAATCGTACTTTGCCGCACCTTCCGCATATCCATCTGTCGACCATGATCTCACCTAACAGAAAAGCCGCCATCTGATTCGGGCAGATGACGGCTTCTCATGCACTTCAAAAGTGGTATATTGACGAAAGCCCGAATCAATCGCCACGGCAATTATACCACATAGCCCCGCTCTATGGGCCAGTTCTCTACCTGCATCTATACTCCTTTCGTCATAGGGTTCGCCGCCTCGGCAATGCCAACCTCTCTCCCCTCATCGAACTGCTGGCCGATGGCATCGACCATTGCCGTCTGCGCCGTGTCGCGGACGTGCTGCCGCACATAGTCGTTCCATATTTCCGACAAGGCGTCCATTCCAATCCCGTAGGGTACGATGTGCTCTATCTCACCGCAACAGCATCGGAACCTTACGGCGCAATCGAGCGGCTTGTCTCTCCTTACGTACACCATTGGGACTGTGCCGCACTTTGGGCACTCCAAAAACTCTGCCATCATAACGCATCACTCTCGATCAAAGGTAGTTGCAACAGAAGATGCTCATGAACTCCTCGCGCGTCCCGCCGTTGGCTTCGAAAGCCTCCTGGGCCACGCGCTTGAGGTCGTTCTCCAACGTCTCGTAGGGCGGTCGGTGGTCGTGCATTGCCATATGCACGTCGTGGCGCAGCCAAACCCAAAGGCCGTGCTCCTCGGAGTGCTTCCTGCGGCTCCCCTTGAACACGTTAATGGTGCCGGTCAAGGCCTACCGTCGCGCCAGTTGCGTAACAGGCCTTTTCGCTCTGAATCAAGCTATCCGACATTTCCAATCACCTCCTTACCAAGGCTGTTTCTGAACTCTACAGCCTCCTCGATTGTTTCAAAGCCTTTGTCTATCCTAAGATCTTTCCTTGCGATTACAACGCGCCATCTGTTGTTAGACCTCTTTATGTACTTCTCTCCGCTTTTTGGCTTTTTCCTCTCATCGTCAGCGAAACGTACAGATAACCATTTCCATGGTTTACCGGGGACATGATTTTTCCCTTCCGAAGAACGTTGAAATCGGGATTTCTCGAATGAGTAACGTATCGGTCTAATGATCTGACTCTACCTTCACTACTCACCTGGTAAAGCCCTTCGTACCCCCTGACATCGCGCCATTTTTCCATGCCTCAACCTAACAGAAAAGCCGCCATCTGATTAGGGCAGATGACGGCTTTTCACGCACTTGGAAAGTGTTATACCGACGGAGGCCCTAATCAACCGTCTTTGCCATTATACCATATCGAGGCCGTGCTCGAACCCGTGGCGTAGCACTCGCGTTTGTCCTGCATGATGCTCGGTGTCATAGTACCTCAGCGCCTCCTTTATAGTACCCTCGCTTGAGATTCTTCGCGACCGTCGCGATGTGCAGCGATGCCACTTCCTCGTCAGAGAACTCCATCCTCATCGCCGTCTCAGCCGCGTGGATCACGTCCATCAGCTCCATTCCGTAGGCGGTGCGGTCGGAGTCACTCATCTCTTCACGGCGCGTCCCCGTGTCGTAGTCCCACAGGCTGTCGCGTAGGGCGTTGTACGCCTCGGTTGCCTCATCCCACACCTTCTCGGCCTGCTCCTCGTTCGTCCACTCGCCAAGCTTGGCCATCGCCGGGAACCTGTAGAACCCGCTCATTGCTCCGCCTCGCTCTCAAGCCATTCCAGCCACTTCTCAACGCCGTCGTCGCACTTCTCCCCGTCGTGCATCGGGCAATCCTCGCACGGGTCGCCGCAGAGTATCTCCCCCGTCAGCGTCCCCCAGCAGATGCCGGCGCTGCTAAGCGTCTCAGCTGCCCGCAGGGGGTCGCCGAAGTTACTCTTGTAGTTCGTGGTCATTCGCATTCCTCCTTGGTAAGGTCTGATTTCAGCCACCTATCGGCCATCTCGCGCTCTCCCCCGCAGTACCACCATGCCCAGCAGGTGCCGCAGTCGTGCAGCTCGCCCGTGCGGTCATAGTGCCGGTCGCACGAGGACTGCACGGCCATGAGGTGCCTTATGGTCTTGATAGCGGCCTTGGGACAACCGAACATCGATTCGAAGTTGGTCATTCGGCCGCGACCTTCGCTCCGCAGTTCGGGCAGTAATACGCATAGTCAGTCAAGGCGTAGGATGCTCCGCATTCGCTGCACCTTAAATGCGGCGACGGATAAAAACCGCTCCCATCGTCTGGAACGGTGTCGGTGTTACGGCGCGTGCGCTCTGCGCGGGCGTTCCAGGCGGCTATTACGTCGGCCATCGTCTTCTTTTCGGATGTGCGAGACCCGATGAAGGGAATCGCCCCGCACTGCTGGCACTGCACATCGAACGTGCCGCTTTCTTCACAGTAGAACGCCTTCGCCTCGCCCCCGCAGAACGGGCAAACCTTAAGAGGACTCGTACAATCTTTTGTAGACACGCTTCTCACACTCCTTCTCGCCATATTCGCGAAGCCACCAGTACAGCGTGTATTCCGAGATATCGATGGTCTCGCACCATTCTGCGATTGTTTTAGTGATTCCGCACAGAGACAGCTTTTTGTTGTTGCTCCTGTTGCGCGAGTTCTCTTTTGGAGACACCCAGCGGCAGTTGTCATGTTCGTAATCTCCATCGTTGTCGATGCGGTCAAGCTGCAAGCCCTCTTTGTATCCGTGCGACAAAGCCCATTCGACGAACTTCCGAGAATCGTGCCACTCCTCGCACACGCTAATGCCGCGCCCGCCATATGCTTCGTACTTCTCCCGCTTTGGGTTCTCGCATCTCTGCTTCATCGTCTGCCACATATTCAGCAGCCGCCTATTCTTCTTGCTGAAGCTCTCTGGCGCGTTCGCATATCGGCGCTTCGCCGCCTCGGATATCTTCCTGCGAGTCTCTGCCGAATGATGTCGCTTAAGCTCATCGCTCATCGGATTCTCCTTTCCCCGCGCCCCAGCAGCACCAGTCCGTCGGTCTCGTGTGCTTCTGCACTACTGGGCACCAATCGGGAGAGTAGTTACCCGCCAACGCGCCCCAGTTGACGCAACCATCGCAGCGCACCAGCTCGCCCTCGCACACCCACGAGGCGCGCTCCCCGTCGATCTCGGTTACGCGCATGATGCGCTCTTCCCCGCGCTTTGCATCGATCATTCGGCCACCTCCTCGAAGAACTCACCCAGAAGGCTCTCGCACAGGAGGATGCTGCGGCCTTCCCTGTTGAGCCTTGCGTATGGCGATCCGCTGATGGAGATGTAGGGGACGCGCTCCCACACCTCGCCGACTTCGACAAAGACAAGGTTGCCGTTGTTTGTAGCGTCTGCGAACCTGCCTGCGCTGATGCACCTTAGCCTCATCGCGCCTCCTCCAACCACTCGTCCACGGTCTTCACCGGGATGCCGCAGGCCTCGGCGACGGCCCTCTCCAAGCGAGCGCCCTCCGACTGCTCCCAGCCGGGGAGGAGGGCCACGCCGTCGTAGAGGTTGGCGAGCTTTCCCTTTCGGTAGGAGTACGTGCGATCCGTCAGCTGGTGCAAGAGGATGGCCATGGCCTCTTCGTGCGTCGTTTCGGCATCTACGTACTCGTGCGGGATGCTCACCATGTACCAGTGACGCAGCTCTCTGCGCGCCTCATCGAACGCCTTGCGGTTGTCGTTCGGCTTGCCCGTCACGGGGCCGGAGATGTAGAGCCTAGTCATTGCCTTCCTCCTTGAGTATCGCAAGCGCCCGCTCCAACATCGGAGCGTCGAAGTAACCGAAATGGCACTCGGCGACTGGGATTCCCAGCCTGCCCGCGAGCCGCGCGTACCTCTCGCGTCGCTCGGCGTTCGTATCCCACGTGCGGTCGAACAGCTCGTGGCACTCCATCTTCAGCCTGCGCATCCGCTTGTCGGCGAGGATTCCCAGGGCCTCCCTCGGGCGCGGCCCGTGGGTGCCGACGTAGGCCCCGCAGCTCTCGCAGAGATAGCACCAGCCGCTCCCGTACCTACTGCCGTAGACGCGGGCGTTGGAGACGTGGGACACCTTGCCCCCGCAGATGTTGCAGACAGTCGGATGCTTCGGCGGCGTCATTGCTCTCCCCCTCTCAGGTCGCGCCCGCACATGGGGCAGTAGTCGATGTCAACCCTCTCGCACTCCCACATCTGGCCGTTGTAGTGGTTGGCGTAGAGCTTCCCCAGGAGTGCATCG